AGATCTACACTCTTTCCCTACACGACGCTCTTCCGATCTCGCACGCCCTCCCCGGCGCGGCGGGCGTGCGCCCGGGCGCGCCGCAGCACGTCGCCCACCACGTAGTCGGAGTCCGAGGCACCCCACACCCAGCGGCCGACGGCCATGACGACCGCGGCGATCACCAGCACCTGCACGGCGGCCCACGCGTTCGTCACGTGCAGGCCGGGCAGCAGGGTCAGCGCCAGCCAGACCACGAGCACCTGGGCGCCGAGCCCCGCGAGCAGCGCCCCCATCGCGCCGCCGACCCGCGCCAGCACGCGCAGCGGCGGCCGCAGCACGAGGTCGCCGACCGCGACCGCGAGCGCCGCGAGCAGCACCGACCCCGGGTTCGTGGCGCTGACGCCGTCGACGAGCGCGATCGCGACACCGAGACCCAGTGCGGTGGTCACCAGCCCCAGCAGGGCGTCCCCGACGTCGCTGAGCGTGACCGACCACCGGCCGGGCGGCGGGCGGTGCGGGTCGGCGGGCGACACGCCACCAGCCTGCCACGACCGGGCGCGCCCCGGGGTGACCCGTCGGGGGTGGTCCGGGAGGTCAGGGACGAGCGGGCGGCGCCTGGCGGTACCGGTCGGAGCCCCAGCGCTGCGCGTCGGGGATGTCCAGCTCGTCGCAGAGCGCGTGCCACACGTCGCGCGGGTCGGTTCCGGCGTCGAGCGCCTGCTCCGCGGTGCGGTCGCCGAGCCGCTGCAGGACGAGCTCGTGCACGAGGACGCGGCCGTGGGCGCTGCCGAGCACCTCGTCGACCAGCTGCCAGAACTCGCGGTACCGCACAACACCCTCCTGACCTGCGTTGATGTCCGGCTGGGGGCTCTGTGGGGGCTCTAGGCCGCGTCCGGTAGCCGGATCAGGCCGTCGGTCGCGTCGCGCATGCGCTCGTCGTCGTCGGCCCACAGATGAGCGTACGTGCGCAGGGTCTCGATCGCGTCCTTGTGCCCGAGGCGGTGGGCGACCGCGACTGGCGACGAGCCTCGAGCGATGAGGAGGGACGCGTGGTAGTGCCGGAGCTCGAGCGATGAGGAGCGACGCGTGGTAGTGCCGGAGCTCGTGCCATCCGCTCCCCCGCGGGATCCCGACGGAGTCCGCGGCCGGCCGGAACACCGAGGACGCGAGAGGGCGAGTGATCGCCCCGCCTCGGGCAGTGCGCAGCACCAGACCCTCCCCGGGGCCGCCGAGCGACTTGAGGGTCTCGGCGCCGACGCTGATGTTCCGGACCGAGGACGGGGTCTTCGGCGGCCCCCAGAGCGGCTCGTGGGTGCGGGTGGAGATCATCTGCCGGTCGACGCGGATGATCGCCCCACCCGAGACCGGGGTGACGCGGTCCCACGTGAGGCCGCGCAGCTCGCCGGAACGCATGCCCGTCGCGGCGCCGAGCACCGCCATCCGCTGGTACTCCGAGGGCAGTGCGTCGGTGAGCTCCTGGACCTTCGCGGTCGTGAGCGGGACCACGGGCACGACCTCGACCCGCGGCAGGTTGATCCGCCGGCACGGTGTGACGGGGATGCGGCGCTCGTCGACCGCGAGGGAGCAGATGCCAACGAGGTAGACGTAGGCGTCGAGGGCGCGAGGCCGTCCCCGGTCCATCCCGACACGGCTGTCTGGATGACGGTCCGGTCGAGCGTGGAGAGCCGTCGGTCGCCGAGGCTCGGCAGGATCGTGTTGTCCAGGCGCCGGCGGATCACGTCGAGTGACGTGGCGCGCTGGTGGACCTGCTCCTCGAACCACCGCTCGGCGACGTCCGCGAGGGACACGAGCGCCCGTTCGGGCGCGATGTAGGTGCCGGCGCGGAGTTCGACGCCGACGTGGTCGAGGTGCGCCTCGGCGGCGTCCTTGGTCTTGAACGCCCGCTTCCGGCGCCGACCGTCGTTCTCGTGCCAGACCGCGAGCCAGCGGGACCCCTGGCCGTGACGGGGGCTCTTGACCTTCCGGCCGTTCGGACCGGGGGTCATCCACCGGTCCTCGACGTGCGCCACGCACTACCCCCTAGACATCGCGACGGGACCGTCGGGTCTCACCCGTCGCTGCTTCCGGCGCAACAACGGACCCAACGTCGGTGGAGCCACTCGGGGCTCCGGTGGTCGGAGCGCCGATCACGCGCGCCTTGGCGGATAGAAACTCCTCGTCCGAAAGCACGCCGGAGGCCCGAAGGCGATCGAGCTCGGCCAGTTCGCCGGAGACGCTCAACGGCACAGTGCGGCCTCGGGTCAGCAGCACGACGCCCACCACGAGCAGGACGACGCCGAGGACCAGCGCGATCCACGTCATCCACCCACGCCCTGCGATCGCGTCTTCGCAACCGAGCATCACCAAGTTCGCGGAGACGCTGGTCGACGCCGAGTACGGCACTGGACTGAACACCGAACCGCAGTCGTAACCGTAGGATGAGGTCGCGCTCGTGCCCGCGATCACGCCCGCGGCGAAGAAGACGCCACCGAAGACCGCGAACACTGCCCCTCGGCGACCGCGCGGCCCGATACTCGTCCCGCTCATGCTCTCCCCCTTCTACGCGGCGCGTCGCCGATGACGCCGCCGATCTCTGACCGCTCCGGCTCGGGCGAGCGCCGCGGGTGCGTACTCCCATGCATCGGCACGGTCCAGCCGTCCGTTGAGGACCTGGTAGGGCCGGGTCGGCGTGCGACCGAGGTCGCGGATCGTGTCCTCCTTCGTGCCTGCGTGCTTCCAAACGCGCGACTCGAGCTCGAGAACGGCACGCTCTCGGTCCGTCAGCGACCTCACGCGCCGATCGCCCGAAGGCGTCGAACGACGCCCACTCGCTTGAGGTAGTCCGCACGCCACAGGGCGATGTGGAGCGCCTGGACGTTGAGCTCGCGGGCGAGGGCGTTGTCCCTACACCCGACGAGAGCCTCGGATTGGGCGAACGCCTCCGGAGTGACCAGCAGTCGGGCGGCGTAGGTGTCGGCCTCACGCTCGTCGCGTGCGCGGACGGCGGTGGACCCTCGGTCGCGGGTGCTGCCGGAGGACCCGTTTGCCTCGGGTTTCGGCTTCACGTTCGGTCCCGCTTCCCCCACCGTTTCGGTCCCGTTTGGGGCAAACGCTTCCGAAGGTTTGGGTCCCGTTTCGGTACCCCTTACTCCTGCTCCTGCTCCTACTCCTGCTCCATCACTCCTTGACGCGCCCGCTGCCGCGGCCGCCCGACGAGGCACTCGCATCCCGGAGCCGTTCGACATCACCGCCGAGATGGTCACGTGGGCGAGGGAGAACGCACCCGGCATCGACCACCGCGCCGTCACCGAGAGGTTCGTCGACTACTGGCGCGGGATGTCCGGGGCCAAGGGCGTGAAGCTCGACTGGGTCGCCACGTGGTGGAACTGGCTGCGCCGGGAGTCCGAGAACCGCACCGGCCGGCCGATGCCGACTGACGCCGCGATGGACGTCATGGCGATGGGCGCGCACATGCAGGCCGAGCACGACCGCCAGCAGATCGGGGCGTGACGTGGACATCCAGCAGACCGCCCAGCTCGTCGCCCTCATCCAGATCGGCGACAACCGCCGGGTCGACCGGGCCGTGATCGCGGCGTGGCACGACCTGGTGCAGGACCTGCCCCTCGACGACGCCCTGGAGGCGGTGCGGGTGCACCGGCGGGAGTCCACGGACTACCTGCTGCCGGCGCACGTGATCGCCGGGGTGAAGCGCCTTCGGGGTGCCCGGTTGGCGGCCGCGGAGCCGCCGATGCCGGACGTCGACCCGGACGACGTGGCCGCGTACCAGGCGCGGCGCCGCCAGATGCTCGCGGAGATCGCGAGCCCCTCGAACCACCGACAGATCGGCCCCGGCTAGCGAACTGGGGTCTACACCCCCTCCCTAGCGTCCAGCCCCGATCTGAGGAAGGAGCGTCACATGACCACCGCCACCGCGATCACCCGCCGCCAGGTCAACCCGCACGCCGCGCCGCACCTCGTCGAGGCGGTCGCCGTGTCCCGGTTCTGGCGCCTCGTCGACGTCCGTGGGGCCGACGAGTGCTGGCCCTGGCTCGGGGACCTAGACAAGGGCTACGGGGTGTTCTTCTACGGCGGCCGGATGCGGCCCGCCCACGAGCTCGCGCTGAGCTTCACGACGGGCGAGGCGCGGCTGTCATCGCTCGAGACCTGCCACGCCTGCGACAACCCGCCGTGCTGCAACCCGCGACACCTGCGCTTCGACAACCGCGCCGCGAACGTCGCCGACATGGACGAGCGCGACCGACGCGTCAACGGCGGCGCTCGGCTCACCGCGGCGCAGGTCCGCGTCATCCGGGAGCGGCGGGCGGCCGGCGCCCGGCAGAAGGACCTCGCCGCGCAGTACGGCATCACCAACGGGGCGGTCAGCCTGATCGTCCGGGGCCTGCAGTGGAGGACCGCTGGCGGCCCGATCCAGACCGAGAGGAAGTACCACCGTGGCGAATGACACCACGCTCACCATCATCGGGAACCTGACCAGCCCGCCGGAGCTCAGGTTTACCCCGTCCGGGGCGCCCGTCGCGAACTTCACCGTCGCGAGCACCCCCCGGACGTTCGACCGGAACCGCAACGAGTGGGTCGACGGCGAGACGCTGTTCATGCGCTGCTCCGCGTGGCGCGAGCTCGCGGAGAACATCGCCGAGTCGTTCCCGGACAAGGGCACCCGGGTCATCGTGTCCGGGCGGCTCGTGCAGCGGGCCTACGAGACCCGCGACGGGGAGAAGCGCACGGCGTACGAGCTGCAGGTGGACGAGATCGGCCCGTCGCTGCGGTACGCGACCGCGGAGGTGACTCGCGCCCAGCGTCAGGGCGGCGGCCAGCAGCAGCGGGGCGGGCAGGCGCGGGAGGACCCGTGGGCCAAGCAGGGCGGGGCCTCGAACTACTCCGACGAGCCCCCGTTCTGATGGCGAACCGCAGCAAGGACCTCGGCACGAAGGCCGAGACCGCGTTCGTGAACGTCGCTCGGCGCATGGGCTTCCCCGGCGCCGAGCGGCGGGCCCTGGCCGGCGCCACCGACCTCGGGGACGTCCTCCTCGCGCCCGGGGCTGTCGTCGAGGTGAAGGGCGGGAACCAGGCCCGAACCGCGTCGGACCTCGACATCGAGCGGTGGCTCGCCGAGACAGAGCGGGAGCGGCTCAACGCCCGCGCCGGCGTCGCCTTCCTGGTCGTGCAGCGCGCCGCGGTCGGCGCCCCGAACGCCCACCGGTGGCACGCGTACTGGCGTCACGGGTGGATCGCGGACCTCCGCGGGTACCCGGACAGCCTGCGGGACCTCATCACGGACTCCGCGGTGATCCGCATGTCCGTGGAGTCCGCTCTCGCTCAGGTCCGCGCCGGTGGGTACGGCACCCCGCTCGGGGAGGCCGCGTGACGACCGCCATCCACCGCCCGCACCATCACAAAGGAGACCGACCAGTGACCGACCTCGACACCACCACACCGACCAGCGAGCGGTGCAGCCAGCGCGACGCGATGGGCTGGGCCTGCCGTCAGCACGGCATGGCACACCAGCACCTCGTGACCGTCGAGTGCGCGCGCCCCGGCGACGCCTACGCCCTGCTCTGGACCGACCCCACGCTCGACGTCCACCTTGCCGGCCCCGGCGAGCACGGCGGCACCGGCGCGTGCCTCTGCGGGTTCGACCGCCACGCACGCGGCGACGATGGCCTCTCGCTCATCGGGTTCTCCGTCGGCGGAGGCAGCACCGGACCGGGACTTGCGCACCACCGCTGTGAGGGGTGCGCCGCCGCCGCCGGTGGCGCGCACATCACCGGTATCCACGCCACCATGTTCACCAGGTTGTCCCGGTGAACACCGGCGGCACACTTACGCTCGCGGCACCTCCGCTTGCAGCGTTTGCCGTTTCGTCGTCAGGAGCCCTCGTCGAGGATCGCGTCCTCGTCCAAGACAGCCGCTCGGACTCGACGATGGCGCTCCCGATCCCGAGCGAGACGCGGACTCATCGACGAGGAGCTCACGTAGCGCACCGTGCCGTCTTCATGGCGGACGAAGTGCCCGTCCTTCGGCGCAGCCCACTCCTCCGTCACGCGGGCGGGCTGCCCATTGACCTGCCGAGACAACCGGCCAACGGCCGAGCCCAGGTTGTCCAACCGATCGAGAACCAGTGCCAGCACTTCGCTCGGGGTGTCGATACGCCCGTCTCCGACGTTCGCGATCTTGCCGAGGAGCGTCTGGACGCGCTCCGGACGCTCAAGCGCAATCCTCGCGGCCTCCTGGATCACAGGGCGAACGTCCTCGGCCACGGCGATGTCGAACGCGTAGTCAATGACGTTGATGCTCTGCAGGTCGAACGGCAACCGGTCGGTCGTCGCGTGTCGAATGTGAACAGTCGGCCGCCCGAACGCGTGCGCAATCGCGAGCTCGTAGTAGACGTTCGCGTTCGATCCCGTGAGGTCGGCGATGACGAGATCCGCTTCGATGATCTCGTTGAGGATCGTCGACGTGATCTCCCCGGGATTGCTGATGTGGTCGACCGGCTTGATCTCGGTGACCAAGTCCGGAACCAGCGCCGGCACAAGGATCCGATTGAGCACCTTGTCGCGGGCCGCCCGCGTGTCCGACCCCTCGGAGCCGATCGGGGTGATGAAGAACGCGCGTTTCACGTCCGGGTCTGCCGCGGATCGCTTCTCCTGAGCCATAGCAGCGAAACCTACCCACCGCTGACCCGTCGGCGTGACGCCCGTTCGGGCGAACGACCGCCGAGGCCCGGCATCGTGACCGCCGTCCCGTCCTGCGCGCGCGGGCGCGAGCTCGTGGCGATGCTCCTGCGCCAGATCGCCCGGGACCGCGGGACCAGCGTCGGCATCGTCCGCGTCAGGTACGGCCTTGACCCCGACAACGTCGCGCCCTTGTCACTGATCCCGGACATGTCAGAGACCTTGTGCGCGCTAACACAACCCTCAGAGTCTGTAAGACCGAACAGACGCTCGTGACCGACGAACCACCCAACGACCCAGCCGCGGAGGCCGGTGTCCTCGGCGCGGTGCTGCAGTCCCCCGCAGCACTGACAGAGGTCGCCCCTCTGCGGGCCGGGCAGGGCTTCTACCGACCAGCGCACGAGCTGATCTGGGAAGCCGTCACCACCCTCGCGGACGCCGGGGAAGGTGTCGACCCGATCACCGTCGCGGACTGCATGACCCGCGCCGGGACCCTGGACCGTGCGGGTGGGTTCCCGTATCTGCACGACCTCGTCGCCGGGGTCTCGACGACGTCGAACGCCGGGTTCTACGCGGGCATCGTCCGGGACCGCGCCGCCCGCCGGCGCCTCGCCACCGCCGGGACCCGCATCGCCCAGGTCGCCTCCGGCATGGAAGACGACCCCGAGACCGTCGCGGCGGTTGCGATGACCGAGCTCGCCGCCGCCGTCCGACCAGACCCAACCGCGGCCCGCACCCGCATCGGCGACACGATCGACGACTTCCTCGAGACTCTCGAAGCCCCTGTCGCGACCGAGGGCCTCGTCCGGTGGCCGTGGCGCGACGCCGACCACCTCCTCGCCCCGATGAGCCCGGGGCAGCTGATCCTCGTCGGCGCCCACCCGTCCATGGGCAAGTCCGTCTCCGTCGTCGACGCGGCCCGGGACGCCGCGATCCGCCAGGGCAAGACCGTGGTGCTCCACTCCCTGGAGATGAGCCGCGACGAGGTCCTGCAGCGCATCATCTCGGCCGAGGCCCGGGTCCCGTTCAACGCGATCCGCGACCGTACGCTCACCGAAGAGCACTGGGGTCGCATCGCCGCGGCGCGGGCGGCTCTCGCCGAGGCGGACCTGCACATCGTGGACACCCCGAACGTCGGCCTCGCGGGCCTGCGCGCGTCGGTCGAGAAGCACAAGCCCGACCTTCTCGCCCTGGACTACATCCAGCTCGGCCAGGTCAACCCGAAGGTCGACCGCCGCACCGGCCTCGAGGAACTCGTGCGTGGGCTGAAGCTCCTCGCGAAGTCCGCGGGGATCCCGATCCTCACGGCCGCGCAGCTCGGCCGCGGGCCCGACCTCCGCAACGACCACACCCCGCAGCTCGCGGACCTGCGCGAGACCGGCAGCCTCGAGATGGACGCCGACGTCGTCGCGCTGCTCCACCGCCCCGACTACTACGACCCGGAGTGCGCGCGGGCCGGCGAGGTCGACGTGATCGTGGCGAAGCAGCGCAACGGCCCGAAGGGGACGGTGACGTTGGTCCACCAGTTCCACTACTCGCGGTTCGTGGACATGGCGGCATGACCGGCCCCGCCAGTGCTCTACGCGTACGCGTCGGTCACGGTGATCGTCGCCTCGGGGTCGTCCTGCAGTGCTCCGTCGCAGGGCAGGTCGACGTCCGTGGTCGTCTTGACCAGCGAAGGCACCCGGCGGACGTCATCGACCTCGCAGGTCACCGTGGACCCGTCCGCGAACTCGATGACGGCGACCGGGCTGAACTTGATCCCGTTCGCGTTCGAGATCGCGATGTCCAGGTTCAACGAGGGCCCGAACTGGTCGGTGGTGCCGGTGGCGGAGCGACCCACGGTGTAGAAGCCCGTTCCCGTGTCATCGACCACGCTCGTGTAGGTCACGGTCACCGGCGGCGTCACCTCGGCCTCCGGCTCGCTGCAGGCTGCAAGGAGCGGCAGCAACACCACGGGCAACGTCCAGACGGTGCGCTTCACGGCAGCGAGGCTAGCGCGGCCTCAGGAAACGTGTGACAGATCCCCCCGCACCCTCAGGGCATGGGAAGACCGCCCGACGGGGCCCAGCCTCGCACCGAGATCGTCCACGTCCGGTTCACCCCCGACGGCGTCAAGCACCTCGACGCAGCCCGGGGCCGCAAGTCCCGCTCGACGTACCTGCGGCGCCTGGTCGCCGAGGACGTCACCCGCCGCCAGATCCGACCCAAGGAGCAGTGATGACTACCCACGAGGTGAGGGTCACGACCCCAGCGTTCGAGCGCATCGTCTCGGGCGAGCGCCGCTGGGTGATCGTGCCCGTGATAGACGTCCAGGCCGGCGACACCGTCGACCTCGTCGAGGTCAACGCCTCCGGCTACCGGCGCCGGGAGTGGGTCGAGCGCGACGAGCGCGGCCGATTCGTCAACCAGATGGTCGACGTCCCCGCCGTCCCGCGCCGGGTCACGCACGTCGCCCTCGGCAGCCTGGTCGACGGCGTCAACGACGGCCGCTGCGTTCTATCCCTCGCCCCGATCGAGGACGCCGCCTGATGCGCGTGCTGACGGTGAAGCAGCCGTGGGCGTGGGCGTGGGCGATCGGCCACGGCGGCAAGGACGTCGAGAACCGCGTCCGGTCTCTAGGGCCGTACCGCGGACCCGTCGCCATCTACGCCGGTCTGGGCTGGTCGGAGTTCGGCGCCGAGGACTGGGAGGTCCGTCGCGCGGTTCGCTCGCAGGAGGTCGGCTGGCGCGCCGATGACGGCGAGGTGTGGGCGGCGGACACGATCGAGCCCGACGACCCGATGTTCGTCCGCGGCGCCGTCATCGCCGTCGTGAACCGCTGGGCCGAGCACCAGCCGCGTCCCGGCTGCTGCCCGAACCTCGGCGTGCGCCCGTTCGGCGGCCCGTGGGCGATGGGCGACCACTGGCACAGCAACCTGTCGAACCCACGCGCGCTGCCCCGCCCGATCCCGGCGCGCGGCATGCTCGGCCTCTGGCGCCCCGACGACGCCCTGCTGGCCGCGATCACCGAGCAGCTCGCGGCGGTGGTGTGATCCGGGCACCACGCGAACCGGCATTGCCACGCGAGCTGCGGATTGGTTGGACCGTGCCGCGTCGTCGCTACGGCTCTAGTAGACCCCCACCGTGTACGGTTCCCAGCCGCCCACACGCTGAGAGGCGAGGATCGACCCGAGCTGGCCGCCCGCAACCAAGTTCTCCGTCTCATCGATCATGCAGATGCTGTATCCGCTCGCGTCAGCCGACGGTGGTCCCTGGAGATTGATCTGGCATCCGGGGAAAGTGCGCGGAGACCCTCCGCCCGTCATCGCTCCCTGGACAGTTGAAGCAAATGGGTATTCGTCGCACGACTTGCCGGCCGGGCGCGGGAGCCAGTCGGCGCCCGTAGGACACGCCATCGCTCGATTGAGGTCGATCAGCGGGCTTCCAGAGGGAAGACGAACGAGCGCCGTGTCTTGGGTGCCACCCGGAAGCCCCGAGGCGAGCGCCTGGGTGATGTGAGCGGAGAACTCGGGGAGCGCACCCGAACTAAACTCAGCCGATCCAGGGAAATCAGGCATGATGCACCCTGGCCCCCGATTGGCGAAGTCGTCGTCGCACCGCATCGTCGGCGAGACGGTTCCCGCCGTGGACGCCGTCAGCGATGCCTTCGAAAACCACCATCGCCAATCGCCATTCGCCAGCAGCGTGTAACCAGGGAGAGGAACATCGGACTGGTAGTAAGCAGTACTGGTCGCCGAGACGCCGACCACAACTGGTTGGTCGATCGGCGCAGAGCTCTCGACGACGCAGGCCTGCCCACAGTTCGGCACCGGCTCAGCAACCACGTTCCAGCCGATGCCCTCGCCCCACGCCGCCCACGGAGTGATGCCGAACTGGTGCCCCCATACAAGTTCGCTCCTACCGACGTACACCCAGGAGTACAGGATCGACTGGACGGCCCCGGTCATCACCATGACGCCGTCCTCCTCGCGCCACACTTCGAAGTCGGTGTACCGGCTCATGCAAGCGCCGGTCCGCGTTCCCCGGTAGGTGTTCTCGAGACCTACCTGGAGTGCGCATTCCGCGGGGAACGGTCGCGTGTCGCCGGGTCCGGCCTGCGCGTCCTCGGCAGCGCGTTCTGCCGTTCGATCGTTGGGAGGGTCGACTACGCGCTGGCAGAGCATCAGCGGCCCCGCCGCGTCGGAGAGGGTCACGCAGTCCGGGTCGCTAGATCCGCCGCGACGCTCACCGTCGAGGGTGCTCGTGATGTCCTCATCGAAGAACACACCGCCCCCGCGCGCAAATCCCGTTTCCTCAGGTCCCGCCGGCGTCACTGGCGGGTCGTCGTCTGCGCTCGCCGGCGTGACCACCAGCGCCAACGCCAATGATGCTGCGAGCGCGGTTGCCAGCAGCCGACCAAGACGTGCAGACACGGAAACCACACCCCTGAGCGTTGTTCGTCCCGCCGCGCGGCAAACCCGACGCAGCAGTCGGACCTTGACACGGGGCCCACCGTCCCCGCCGGGGTTCGGACCCCATTCATCCGGATGGCTCAGCGCGAGAGGGCCACGCCAGTGACGGCGCGGCTTCCGAGCCATCGGGACGCGCCCGACCGCTACTTCGTGACGGGGACCAGCGCGCCAGCGCGGAGCCACTCGACGATCGTCACCGCCTGAAGAACAACGACACGCGCCTGCTCGAGGGTCGCTCGCGACGGGTCCGTGCCGTGCCGCCCGGGCTCGTAGCCGACGAGCTCGAGGGCCTGCACGAACGGGCGCGCTGACGTGTCGCCGTCCCTCGCGGCGATCGCGAAGGCCCACGACTCGGGCTTGTTCCGCAAGACCTGAGCCATGCTCCCCAGCGTGGCCCTGTCGTTCTTGGGCTCGACGATCGGGTGGAGTAGCGACTCGATGGCCTTCACCGCCGCGTTCCACGCCGCGCCGGGGTCCCGATCCCGCCCGAAGACGAGCGACCAGGCGCGCGCGATGTGTTCCGCTGCCGGGTCAGGGTGGCTCACGGCGTCTGCCAGAGCGGCCCTGGCCTCGTCCGTAACGCGCTCCTCGAGCCGGAACGGCGCCGACGCACTGACGCGGTAGATCGACATGCCCCGGTCCAGCAGCAGGTCCAGGGCGTCTCGCTGGTAGTCCTCGGCGGCGCCGCACAGCAGGTCGATGAGGTCGAGGAACCGATCGTCGTCCTCGCGCGCGTACTTCATCACCGCGTCGAAGCGACGCCCCTCGTCGCGCACCGCAATCGGCCACTGCAACAAGGTGATGACAGCGTCGACGTTCGAAGCGTGTACCCCGCGGATACCGGCGATGAGGAACTCCTCGATCCACTCGGTGAGCTGCATCTCAAGGTGCGGAGGTACGCCATCGACGAAATCGGGTGGGGCGCTGACCCCGCGGCGGGCGGAGAACGGCACGAACCGGTTCATGGACGAACTGTGACACGAAAGGAACCGCGTCAGAGCTGGTTCCTGGGTGACAGCCCCCGTCCCACACTCCCCAGGCGACCACGCGCACACCGTGGACCCCGACCCCGTGGGAGAACCGAACATGGCACGCCCCGACGCACCCACCGGCAACCCCGTGGACTGCGCCAAGTGCGGCCGACCCCGTGCACGGGACACCGGGAAGCCGACCTGCGCCGGCCACAACCGCGCCGGCGAGCCGTGCAAGAACGGGCCGCTCCCGGGGCAGCGGGTGTGCCGGATGCACGGGGGCCGGTCGCCGCAGGCGAAGGCGGCTGGTGAGCGGCGAGTGCAGGAGCAGGCGGCGGCTGCGGCGGTCGCGACACTCGGGATCCCGGTGGACGTGTCCCCGACGGACGCACTGCTAGAGGAGGTCCGGTGGACCGCGGGGCACGTGCAATGGCTACGTCGCCGGGTGCAGGAGCTGCACGAGGAGCCGACGCATCAGGCGTTCACGCTGGACGGTCGGCCGGTCGGTACGGCGAACCCGTCGGGGCGTGACGCCCTGGTGTGGGGCACGACGAAGGTCGTCGACAAGGGTTCGGGTGAGCACCCGGGTACCGACACGACGCAGGAGGCCCGCCCGTCGATCTGGTACGACCTCTACGAGCGGGAGCGAAAGCACCTCGTTGCCGTGTGCCAGGCGGCGATCAAGGCCGGGGTCGAGGAGCGGCGGGTGCGTCTCGCCGAGCAGCAGGGCGAGCTCGTCGGGAACGTCATCAAGGCGATCCTCGCGGACCTCGGGCTGACGCCGGAGCAGCAGGCCCAGGTGTCGAAGGTCGTGCCCCGGCACCTGCGGCTCTTCGCCGGGGGTGCAGCGTGACCTGCATGACGAGGAGGGCCGAGCCCATGGGATCGACCCCCCTCTATCAGCCCCGGCGACCGTTCGAACTGACCAGCATGAGCATGACCAGCAGAACGACCATGCCGAACACGATGGTTTCCATGGCTACCTCCTCTCTGTCTCCCGCGCTTCCGGTGTGTTGCACCGACGTGCGCGGGACGGCATCCAGGAGGTCTCGTCCGGGGTGGTGCGCCGAAGGTAGCAGCGGTGTTCGGCGCATCGCTAGGGCCGGTGGTTTCGTGTGACGGTTCTGGCCTGGGCCGAGCACGCCGCCCGCATGTTCGAGCCGACGTCCACCGAGGCCACCTGGGCCGAGGTCGCACGCCCCGAGCAGCTCCCCCCTCTTGGCGACTGGCAGACCTGGCTCATCCTCGCCGGCCGAGGCTGGGGAAAGACCCGCACCGGCACCGAGTACATCGCCGACCTCGCCCGCACCTACCCCGGCGCCCGCATCGCGCTCGTCGCCGCCACGTTCGCCGACGGCCGCGACACCATGGTCGAAGGCGAGTCCGGGCTCCTCGCCGTCCTCGACGACTCCGAGCTGAAGGGCGGCAACCAGGACGAGGCGTGGAACCGGTCCATGGGCGAGCTGTTCATGAAGAACGGCTCCCGGTTCAAGATCTACCCCTCCGAGCGGCCGAGGCAGCTGCGTGGCCCGCAGCACCACTTCGCGTGGTGTGACGAGGCCGCCGCGTGGCTCGACGCCGCGAAGGGCACGTCGAAGGACACGACCTGGTCGAACCTGCTGTTCGGTCTGCGGCTGCCCGGGCAGAAGACGTGGCCGGCCGGGTACCGCACCCGCATCGTCGTCACCACCACCCCGCGGCCGGTGCCTCTCATCAAAGTCCCGGACTCTGTCGCGGAGAGGGAGCCGCACCGGGCGGGGATCATCCAGCGGCCGTCCACGGTCACGACCCGGGGCAAGACGTCGGACAACCTCGCAAACCTCTCCGAGGAGTTCCGCAAGGAGGTCATCGACCCGATCCCGGCACGTCCCTCGCCCGGCAGGAGCTCGACGCCGAGATCCTCGAGGACGCCGACGGTGCCCTGCTGTCGCGGGAGATCATCGACCGGAACCGGGTGCTCGTCGGGGAGATCCCCACGTTCTCCGCGTCCGTCGTGGCGGTCGACCCCGCGACCACGACGAAGGAGTCATCGGACGAGACCGGCATCGTCGTGACCGCCCTCGGCGCCGACGCCAACGGGTACGTCCTGGACGACCGGTCCGGGAAGTACACCCCCGACGAGTGGGGCATGGAGGTGTGGGCAACCGCCCTGCGGTGGGGTGTCGGCGCGGTCGTGGTGGAGGACAACCAGGGCGGCGACATGTGCGAGCACGTCCTCATCACCACCTGGTCCCGGGCCGCCGCGGCGTTCCTGCAGGAGCACCGGCGCATGCCCGTCCGCCCACCGATCGAGCGAGTCCACCCCTCCGGGCCCGGGAAAGTGGGTGCGGGCGCAGCCGATCAAGGCGCTGTACGAGCAGAACCGCATCAAGCACGTCACCGACCCCGACCTGGTCGACCTGTCGATCCTGGAAGACCAGGCGACCGCGTGGACCGGGGACCCGAAGCAGGACTCCCCTGACCGGGTCGACGCGGAGGTTGACGGCCTGACGTGGCTGATGCTGCCGCAGCAGCGCGCGAAGAAGTCCGCGACGCAGGCCGCCGGCCGAGGCGGGCAGCGGTGGGGCGGGATGCGCGGACGCTAGCCGAAGATCACGATCTCGGCAGGGTGCGTATCGATGAAGCCCTGACGCACGGCGATGTACTCCTCGGGTGTCGGCGTCATCTCGCTCGCGGCGAAGTCCCGAAGGCCCGCGTTGAGGTCGGTTGCGTCAGCCCCCCAGTACCCCCCGACGTACCCGCCGAAGTAAGTCACGTAGTCGTGGGAGGGATCGTTCAGCACGATCCCCTTCTGTGCGACGAAGGCGCGGAGGCCGGAGTCTGCCATCGCGTCCGAGACCGGCGTGTGGTCACGCTTCCCCCCAGCGGCCAACTCAGCGTCCGTCATCGATGACATCGATGCGGCCGCCATGTCGTCTCGGACCAGCTGAGGAAGCGGGGCGGTCGGGTCCACGACCAACCCGGATCCATCCCCGCGAGGGCTGACATACACCGAAGCCCCGGCCTCACGCGCGCTGTCGACGTCACCGGCTGCGACAGACTCCCCGACCTGGGGGGCGGGCGAGACCGAGGCTGCCTCGGTGGGCGCGGATGACGCGACCGCTGCCGTGGGTGTGTCGCCGCCTGACTTCGTGGCGGGGTCGACCGACCCGCACCCGGCGAGCATCACCCCCGCGATCCCGATGGTGGCGATCATGGGCAGGCTACGCGTGCGGAACATGCCTGTCCTATCGGCTGTCCTTCACCCGCAAATGAGGACCTTCGGCTCAGCCCAGACCTCCCACTCCGACGCGGTCGATCGAGCAGCTTGCGCCCGCAGACCATGGCCGGCGAGGCGCGGCCGCTGACCCTCAGCAGTCGCCGGTCTCGACCCCCGTGTACGTGTCGATGTGGCACCCGCCGTACGAGTCGTTGCCTCCGCACTGCGAGAACAGCCACACGCCACCGAACAGCAGGGTGAGGTTCCCGACGGTGCGCAGGAAGTCGTCGCCCTTGTTGCGCTTCGGCTGCTCGCTCATGCGCGGCACCGTACTCGCGCCGACACCCCCGAGGAGATGATCTGTCGCGCCGGGGTCGCCCTAGTGATGGTGGGGTCTCCGCGACGCAGCGCCCGCGCCAACGGCTGCTGCCAGAGCGTCAGGCATGCGCTCGCCCCGGCACCTCCGTGGCACCCCCGACCGGACCATGACCCGGCCAGGATCACCGACCCCGGGGAGCAGCAGCGTGCGGGACTACGTGCAGGACCAGTGGGCGCCCCTCGCCCACATCCCCGAGCTCGGGCAGAACGTCCGCCCCGTCGGCGCCCCCACCTGGATCGACGACTACGACACCCGCCGCCTCCTCGCCTACCGGGTCCTGTCCGCGTACCGGGAGGACACCCGCCGGTACTGGCTGCCCGACACCATGTGGACAGGTTACGTCCGCCGCCGCGGCGAGGACTTCGTGATCGGCGACCCGCAGGCCGCGAACTACCGCGAGTACGGCGACGCCGGCCTGCTCGTCGACACCGCCCGCGCCCTGCTCCTCGGCGACGACCAGACGATCGGTTACCCCGACGGTGGGCCCGATGCCGTACGCACGTGGCTCGACGACTGGTTCGTGAAGGAGCGGGTCACGCAGAAGCTCCTCGAAGGCGAGGAGAACAGCATCGGCGACGCCGACGGCGTCTACGTCCTCGGCTGGTCCAGAGCGAAGGCCCGGCCGCGGCTGCGGGTGTTCGACCCCGGGTTCTACTTCCCCGACACCGAGATCGTCGTCGAGGGGTGGGAGGACGACGAGTTCCCCCCCGATCGTGCACCTCGCGTGGGAGTGGGAGGACCGCGACGGCAAGACGTGGATCCGCCGCCAGACCTGGCGGATGGCACCCCTGACCGCGCCCGTGTCGGCGCCGTGGGGCGGGACCCGGACGTGGACGTGCTGGTACCGGGACGTCGACTACGACGCCTCTGAGCGGCTCCCGAACACCACCGTCTACTCCGACGAGCTGACCCACGCGAACCACCGCAGCATCCGCACCACGGCAGGCGACAAGAACGGGTGGGTCGACAGGGGACGTCGGCGGGCAGCGCGTCCAGCACCGCCACGCCCACCGCGTGACACCCTGGCCGACTTCATCCCCGTCGTGCACGTCCCGAACGACCCGTCGACCCAGTCCGGGTGGGGCACCTCGCTGCTCGTCCGGGTCGCGCAGATCCTCGACGACATCGGCAACACCGACACCGACCTCGCCGCCGCCTCACAGACCGCGGCTCCGGCACTCGTCACGACCGGCGTCCCCGCGGGTGGGCTCGAGGGCGGCCCGGGGCAGCAGTGGGGGTTCCTTGAGGGCGGCACCGCGGGGTACCTGGACACGTCGAAGAACCTCACCGCGCTGCGGGAGTTCGACGCCGACCTCCTCGACCGGCTCGCGACGAACTCCCGCCTCGCGCTCGCGCTCCTCGGGCGGGTCGCACGGAACGACGTCCCGTCCGGGTACGCCCTCGCGCTCGGGTTCCAGCCCGCCCGCGCCCTCCTGCGCGAGATGCGCACCGTGCGGGACGAGAAGTACCCGCTGATCCTGAAGTTCGCGCTCCGCCTCGCGCAGATCGGCGGCGCTCTCCCGGCCGGCGCCACCCCGGCCGTCACGATCGAGCTCGGCACGTCCCTGCCGTCCGACCTGCCCGTCGCGATCGACATGGTCAAGGACCTCCTCCCGAAGCACGCGATCTCCACCCCCACCCCGGTGAAGGTTCTTCAGCAGGCGGGCATGCCGATCGACGACGCGGCCAAGGAGGTCGACGCGATCAAAACCGAGTGGTTCGAGCAGGCCGTGAAGCTCGTCGAGGCCACCGGGAACGTCGCGGCCGCCGCCGCCATGCTCGGGGTCCAGCCCGCCGCTGTGGCACCGCAGGAGGCCACCGAGTGCGCACCGCCCTGCACGTCCTGCCGCGCGGCGACAGCGTCGAGCACGCCACCACGGACGACTGCCCGTGCGGGCCCGCGACCGAGCCCGTGCACCTCGCCGACGGGTCCGTGTCGTGGGTCGTCGTCCACGCCTCCATCGACGGCCGCGAGCTTCGCGAGCGCGGCCAGACCATCCCGAGCGAGGTGGCATGAGCGACGTCCTCATCGAGGCCGTCCAAGACGATGCGGGGATCATCGGGTTCCCGCTGCTGCCCGACCAGGTCGTCTACCACTGGGCGCCGACCGACCGCCGGGAGTCGATCACGGCCGGCGGGCTGCGGATCCGGTCGAGGTCCCCGCACGCCCCGATCCGGTACCCGATGGTCTGCTTCTCGACCGACGCGATCACTGCGTGGCGTTGCTCCGGAGGGACGTTCGTGATCGACGGCGTCGACTCTTGGGACCTGTGGGGCGTGTACGTCGGCGACCTCCGCCACGGGTGCGAGGTCATCCCGAACGACGACCGCACGATCCGCGAGCTCCGCGTGTACCGGTCGATCCCCGCCGCCGCGGTCCACCTGATCGGCTCCCGCCCCACCGAGGGACGCGCGCGGTGAAGGTCCGGATCAACACCGTGGACGGCGACCGGTACGTCGCCCACATGGACCGCGCGAACGCGGACCAGCTCGTCCGGGCGTTCCACGAGGGCGAGCCCGTGCTCACCGTGATCGTCGAGCACAGCACCGGCAAGGGGCGGCGCGAGGTCGTCGCCACGCACATCAACCGCGACGCCGTCGTCTCCGTCGCTGTTCCCTGTCCTGGTTCTTGAGCGCGGCGACGTAGTACGGGATCGCGAGCATCGCGCTGGTGATGAGCACCGAGGACAGGATGCACAGGAGGACCCACGCCGTCGCGACAGGGTGCAGCGTCCACCCGAAGACGACTGCGAGAAGCAGGATGACCTCGCCGATCGCGAACATCACGAGGTAGGTCGCGATCAGAGCCGGAAGCGGAACGTCGGACGCCGGCGCGCGCCGCTTGTACGCAGCTCCCTCGACCGCGAGAGCGATCAGGAACGTCGGCAGGATCTGCGCGAGGGTGGCGCACACTTCTGGTCCCATGCACGCCTGATCGGCCCTTCACCCCCACTGCTGAAGCGATCGTCTCGCTAGGCTGCCGTCCGATGGGCCTTCGAGGCCACCCGCGGCACGCGCGCTGTTAGGCGCCGACCACGCGTAGGGGCGGATGTGAGCCGCCCGAGCGCACCGACACCTGCAGGTGCTCCGTGTGCTCCAAGATCCGCTACCCCTCCCGTCGCGCCGCGCTGATCGCCATGACCGCGATCGCCGCGCAGTGCCGGCGCCGCGGCCGCCGCTTCCCCGTCGCGGCGTACCCGTGCCCGTCGTGCCGTGCCTGGCACCTCACGTCGAAGCCGCTGAGCCAGGGGTGGGCGGCGCGGTTCGGTGTGACACCCCCGGCGACACCCTGACGCTCGTCCACCCCGACGAGACAGGGAGCACCCGATGCGCAGAAGCGCGCGCCTGCGCTACATGACCGACCCGAACCCCGAGGGCACCCCGGGCGCCCAGCCGCCCGCGAAGACGTTCACGCAGGACGACGTCACGGCGATCGCGACCCGGAACGCCGAGGACGGCCGACGGTCCGCGCTCCGGGAGGTCACCGAGAAGCTCGGTGGGCTGTCCGTCGATGACGCCGCGGCTCTTATCGACGCCGCCCGCAAGGCCGACGAGGCGAACAAGACCGAGGCGCAGCGCGCCCTGGACGCCGCCGCTGCCGACCGCGCCGCCGCCGCGAAGGAGAAGGAGGACGCCGCGAAGGACCGCCACGCCGCCCGCGTCGAGCGCCTCCTGACCGGCGCGGTGGACGTGCAGATCGCCGCGCGCTCCCTCGACGTCGAGGTGGGTGCCGACGAGGACACCATCAAGGCCGAGATCGAGAAGCTCAAGGCCAAGGTCCCCGGGCTGTTCGGTGCCGCCCCGGCGCCGTCCACCGACCCGGGCAAGCCCCCGGCCGGCGCGCCCGTCGGGAAGACCGCCGCCGAGCGCGCGGCCGCGATCGCCGCGCAGCGCGGGTACACCGCGGCCTGACAGACCAGTGGTCGGGGCGTCAACACGGGCCGGGCAGCCGCACCGCCGGTACGAGAACCCGTGAAGGCCGCTTGGGGGATTCCTGCGCCCGGGCCTCCTTGCCCCTGTAGCAGCGCGTCCTGCGCCCCGACCACTTCCCCCGTGAGGAGCACCACCATGACCCACCGCCGCTTCCACCTCGAGCGCGACGTCGACCACTCCGGCATGTCCGGCACCGGTGTCGTCGCCGAGGGCGTCGAGTTCACCGACGGCGCCTCGGTCGTCCGGTGGCTGCAGACCGCGACCGCCCGCGCCCACGACGGCGTGAAGCCGACCACGGTCGTGTTCCCGGACGCGGCCTCTGTCGAGGCGCTGCACGGGCACGGCGGTGCGACCCGTCTCGTCTGGGACGACCAGCCCGGCCATCAGATCAGCGAGCCGACGCTGCGCTCCGCGGACGTGTGACACCCCCACCCGCACACTCCACCCGACCGCGAGAGCGGACCAGGACCACGACTGGCTGACCCGTGGACGCCGAGCCCCCAGGGCCGTGCGCATCACCTGTCCGACCCACCCTGGGAGAAGCTGATGTCGATCAGCCCGAAGACCACCGAGTACGCGGGGTTCGACGACCCGTCGTGGCTCGGTTCCGGACACGGCCTCGACTCCACCGAGTCCGTCACGCTCCACGCGGCCGCGTTCACCGCCGGCACGCACTACCCGAACGGCTACGTGCCCGGCGGTCTGCCCCTCGGCAAGATCACCGCCACCGGCAAGTACGGCCCGTACGACAACGCGGCCAACGACGGCCGGGAGACCCTCGTGGGCTTCCTCGCCGCCGCGCGCGTCGTCGACGGCCAGGCGGCGATCGTCGCCGCCATCCTCACGCACGGCAAGGTGCGCGAGGCCCGTCTGCCCATCGCTGTCGACGCGGCCGGGAAGACCGACGTCGCCGGCCGCATCCGGTTCATCTGAGGGGACCCGACATGCCGAACATCCTCGACGTCGTCGACCCGGCCGTCGCAACGCTGACGGCCCGGCAGGTCCCCGCTCCGATCGACAACCCGCTGACGTCGATCCTCCCGAACGTGAACGTCCAGGGCGTGAAGTCCCGGACCGTGCGTCGGACCCACCGCTCGACGACCGCGAAGTACCGGTCGTTCGACGCCGAGGCGCCGATCGGCAAGCGCCCAGACGCCCTCGTGGTGTCCGAGCTCTCGCTCCTGCCGATCAGCGAGAAGCTGCCGGTCAACGAGTCGCTGCTGCACCAGCTCGCCGAGCTGGGCGACGGCGCCTCCGAGGTCGCGATCCAGCGGATCATCGAGGCCGTCTACGACGACGTCGAGCGGCTGACCACGTCGATCCTGAACCGCGCCGAGGAGGCCCGCGGGCAGTTCCTGTCGACGGGCAAGATCACGCTGAACGAGAACGGCGTGATCGACGAGGCCGACTTCCTGCTCCCGGCGGACCACAAGGTCACTCCGGCGACGCTCTGGTCCGCGCCGGGTGCGACCCCGCTGTCCGACGAGGTCGCGTGGGCCCGCAAGGTCCGCACGGACGCGCAGCGCCGGCCGGTCGCCGCGACGACCTCCGAGCGCGTCATCGGGGTCCTCGTCGCGAACGCGGAGTACCGCAACGCGTACTGGCAGCGCGGCACGGACTCCCCGACCCTGAACCCCGAGCAGCTGAACCGCGGAGTCGTTCACGATCTCGCACCCGAACCTCAAGACGGTAGCGCGTCGGCTCGCGATGGCGATGTCCCGGTGGCCCCGCAACCCGCTCGGCGTCACCTTCACGCACCACCTCGGGCTCGGGGTGGCGTACGGCGGTGCCGAGGTCTCGGGCGTGGCCGTGAGCCGCGACGCCTGGACGAACATCCGCCCGACCTCCACCGCGCTCGCGACGATCTCGCCCGACGTCGCGACGTGCATCGAGTTCACCGTGAACCACGAGATGGCGCACGTGATGAGCACCTCGGCGCCCACCGCGGTGCGGAACACGAGCGAGAGCGAGTTCACGGCAGTCGCGTCGTACGACGCCTCGATCTCCCCGACCGCGCCTCGGCCGGCTGGGTTCCTGCGCGCGTACAGCCGGACGAACACCGAGGAGGACCAGGCGGACGTCTTCGGGTGGTTCACGACGCCGTCGCTGCGGGCCGCCGCGGATGCTCTCGCTGCGTCGGATCCGGGTGTGGCGACGAAGAAGGCGTCGCTCGGCCGGTACCTGGGCGCGCTCGGCTGGGGGTACAACTACCTCGCCGGGATCACCGCGGGCTAGGGGTCCGCACCAGCCCCTCGGAGGGGATCCGTCGCCGTCACGGCCACCAGGAGACTACCGCCGCCCACAGCAGGATCACGGCGCCGAACGCCGGCAGGAGAAGGCGCGTGAGGGGCTTGAGGTTCCTCTTGTCGAACGCCCACTTCGAGCGCTTGTCAGTAACGCGAGCCACCTTGTACTCCACCCGCGCGCGCCAGACCTCCCCCGCCGCGATGAACAGGGCCCCGACGAGCGCGATCGACAGCGCGTCCGTGTACCAGTGCATGCCCCACCCGTCGGCGGCTGCACGGGCGGGATGAGGTTTCACCCCCCGGACCACACTGTCGGCGGCACAGGAGGACACCATGGCGATGACCGAGCGCGACCTCTCGCGGATCCGCGACGAGGTCGGCGACCAGCCCGACGACAACACCCTCGACGACTACTTCGACGAGCTCGGCCACTGGCTGCTCGTCGCGATCCGCGCCCTGAAGCGCCGGCGTGCGAACGCCGCGGCCGGCGGGCAGGAGACGAAGTCGTTCAGCCTCGACGGGGTCCTGTCCGTCGGGCTGTCGACGGCGAACCTGTCGAACCTCGACGCGCAGATCGCCCGCCTCGAGGCCGCGTGGGACGCCGAGCAGGGCGTGGCCGCGGGTGGGGTCACGACCGCGCGGATCACGCGCCGCGACCGGTACCGGTGAGCCCTGGTGTGACTCCACAGCCGAGGCTCACCGGCGATCAGCGGCCTCGGACGTAGATCTTGAGCCCCCGCTTAGTCGCGGTTTCCCAGATCTTGACACCGAGCTTGCCCGCGTAGGCCGCCATCTGGTCGATGTGGGCGTGCTGGGTGTTGTAGTACTGGAAGTAGACGTCGTCGGAGGGGTTCGTGTTCATGACGGCGTGCGCGCACTGGACCATGCCCGCGTGGAACGCGAAGTTGGAGACGTCCCCCGTTGTGGCGTTCATCCAGGTCTGCCAAGGCCGGATGCAGTTGTTCCAGGTCTGTGCCGGTGTGGCGGCGGTGGCGGAGGGAGCCGCGACGAGGCTCCCTCCGAGCATGAGGGAAGCAGCGACGGCGAGGCCGGCAATCCGGCGGGCTGGACGGTTGTTCACCCGAGTCTCTTTCTTGTTCGAGTTGGTTCGATCAGCGGGGCACGAGGCCACGGAGCGAGTACTTGGCAAGGTGAGCCTTGTAGATCGCCACGCCCGCTTTCGTGATGTAGGTCGAAGCCTTGGAGTAGTAGCTGTTGAAGTTGTTGACGGCGTCGATCTCGGTCTGGTCGGAGATGTCAGTCCGCTGCGAAAGGTCGTAGTAACAGCGCGAGTATCCTGTGTAGAGGATCGCGAGGCCCAGGTCTCCCGAATACGACTTATTCAGCGCGTAGGCGGCCTTCTGACCGGTGAGGTAGCCGTTCATGCAGTTGCTGAACGCGGTGGACGCCGCGGAAGCGGAGGCCGGGGCCGCAGTAAGCACCGCGCCACCGAGCGCGACTGCCGCTCCGACCACTGCCGCGGTGACGCGTTGGGTGAGTCGTCGCATCGATTCTCTCCTTTAGTCGCTGCGGTGTGCATGCGCACGTGGGCAACGGTTGCCCCCGCGTCTCGGACCGTAGAGACGAGCAGTCAGCGTGCGGGCGGGTTTGGCGTCACGTCACCCCAATGCCGCAGGTGACAGCCCCCGTCCGACTATTCGCACCGACGCGGACGGGTGAAGCCGCACATACGGGGGTGTGACGGGTGAGCCAGCCTGACGCGATCGAGGCACTCACCGTCACGCTGCGGCCTGACCTCGACGGTTACACGCGCAGATCGTCGCCGAGATCGCCGCCGCCGCGACCGTCCTCACCACGGAGCCCGTCGCCGCCCGCGTTGCCCGCCTCCGCTCGAACGGACGCTCGTCGCCCTCGCCGACCAGGCTGACGCGATCGCCGCCCGCCACGTCGTGGCCGCGGTGCAGGGCGCCTGCGAGATTGGCGCGTGGACGACTGCCGTCAGCACCGGGACGTCCGCGACGTTCGCGGCCGTCGACGTCGACGCGGTCACGCACATCGCCACCGACGCGATGGACCCCCTGCCGCGCGCCACGAGGGGTGCCCGGGAGGACGTGAAGGTGATGATCCGGGAGGTCGTGCGGGACAGGGTCCGCGCGAAGGTCGTAATCGGGCAGACTGCTGTCGACGCCGACCGTGACCTGGCCGCCGAGCTCGCCGAGCGCGGGGTCACCGCCGTCACGTGCTCCGACGGCCGCCGGGTGACGCGCCCGCAGTATGCCGAGATGGTCGTGCGCACGAAGACCGCGGAGGCGCACCAGGAGGGCGGGTTCAACCAGGGTGAACGGCTCGGCATCGAGTGGTGGGAGGTCATGGACGGCCCCGGCTGCGGGTGGTCCTCCCACGACGCCCCGCAGACCGCAGACCGCAGACCGCAGACCGCAGACCGCAGACCGCAGACGGGATGATCGTCACGCTCGAGATCGCCCGCCAGCACCGCACGTCGCACCCGAACTGCCGGCGCGCGACGTCCCCACGGCCGGACATCGCCACCGCGCCCGAGGCCCGCACCGCCGCCCCCACGCCGTCGGGTGACGCAGCGCGGGACCGGGAGGTCGCACTCGCGCAGCAGGCCCGCACGCAGCGGCTTGTCGCCGTTTCCACCACGGCCGGGGCGCGGCGACTGCTGGCCTCGACCTGCGGGCCGGGACGGTGCCGCCCGTGGCCGCGGCGCAGCGCCATGCGGCGCTCGCGCGTCGCCGCGCCTGACACCCCCGACCGCACGATCACGCCATGACCCTGACCACGTTCACCATCGACGCCCGCCCGGGCAGCGCCGCGATCCCCGTCGACGGGAAGCCGGTCGAGGCGCTGTCCGCGGTCCTGCAGCTCGGCGGCCCGGACACCGTCCTGGTCCCGACGATCCACCAAGCCACGTCGTGGACCTGCGAGCGTACGCGTGCCGGGGCCCGGGTGGTCAGCCGTCCGCCACCGGCCGCGACATCAGCCAGACCGACACCGGCTGCGTCGCCGTGATGGCCGCCCGGTAGGTCCGCGCCGCGTCCCCCTCCCCGACGCGCACCTCCAGGTCCGACGGCGCCGGGCTCCCGGAGAGCGCGGCGAGCAGGTTGCCGACGACGCCCGGCTCCGGGCCGCCGGCGCGGTGGTGCTCGGCAAGACCAACCTGGACCAGTTCGCGACCGGCCTCGTCGGCACCCGCAGCCCGTACGGCGCGGTGCGGTCCGCCGACCACCCGGACCGCATCTCGGGCGGGTCGTCGTCCGGGTCGGCCGTCGCCGTCGCGCTCGGGATCGTCGACCTCGCGCTCGGCACCGACACCGCCGGCTCCAACCGGGTGCCCGCCGCGCTGCAGGGGATCGTCGGCGTGAAGCCGACCCCCGGGCTCGTGCCCACCACGGGCGTGCTGCCGGCGTGCCGGTCGCTCGACTGCGTGGGCGTGTTCGCGCGGTCCCTGCCGCTGGCCGCCCG